TACGCCTACTGCCCCCGCGCAAGGTGCCCCCAGCATTTATGCAGGGCCGGAGGCTTGGGCAGCGTATCGTAAACAGCAGGCAGAGCAACGAGCTGCTCAACCGACTACTCCGCAAGGCAGTGCTCGCAACATCGTGCAGCAGATGCGCGAGAAGGATAAGGCCATCCTAGAGGCTGTTCGTAGGCGTCAGGCTGAAGACGAAGTTCGTGCAGAAGTAGAGCGTAAACGCAAAGCTGCACGCGAAGCCGAGCGCAAGCGCGAACAAGCAGAGATGCTCAAGCGTGGTAGGCAGACTGACCCCAACTATGGCCGTACCATACAGGAACGCAGCCAAGCTCTGCGTGCCAAAGGTGGCGCGGTCAAAGCTAAAAAAATGGCCAGTGGCGGCATGTCTTCTGCATCCAAGCGTGGTGATGGTATTGCCACCAAAGGCAAGACCAAGTGCAAAATGTACTGAGGTGATACTGTGGCCACAAGTCCCAAGAAAATGACCGTTGGTGAAGCAGAGATGCTTCAAGAAGCCAAGGACAAAAAAGCAGCACCCAAGATGGAGCGTGCGTACAACCAGTCTTTGACTAGTACCGCACCTGCACCTGCTGACAAGCCCAAGGCTACCCCCGCTAAGACTCCTTCCGCAGCTGAGGCAGAGATGCTTCAGGAAGCCAAGGACAGGAAAATGGCCCCTAAGTTGGAGAAAGCGTTCAACCAATCGCTTACCAGCACGGAAGAGAGGAAAGCCAAGGGCGGTATGGCTAAGGCCAAGCGGTATGACGATGGTGGGGCGGTTTCGTCTCCTACCTACCCCTTTCCGTCTTCGGGTGGTGCTGCGCCTGCGTCATCTACAACGGTCAACGTCAACGGCACCACTGCTGCTACTACGGCTCCCGAAGAGCAAGTGTTTAGCGCCGACACACAGCCCATGAAAAAAGGCGGAGCTGTTAGGGGCTGGGGCAAAGCTCGCGGCGCACGAAAGGCTAAGGTGTACTGAGATGATGGCAAGCCGTGGAATGGGGGCGATCATGCCTTCCAAAATGCCCGGGGCTAAGAAGAAGGCTCGTCGGGACGACACGGATTTCACTCAGTACGCCGAGGGTGGTAAGGTCAAGTCCAAGGTCAACCAAGCTGGCGTCTACACCAAGCCGGGCATGCGCAAGTCGCTGTTTGAGTCGATTAAGTCGCAGGCTGTGCAGGGTACCGGCGCAGGTCAGTGGAGTGCTCGCAAGGCGCAGTTACTGGCCAAAAAGTACAAAGCCCGTGGCGGCGGTTACAAGTGACGAGAGGTATTCAAAATGCCAAAAGGTATTCGTAAGCCAATGGAAGAGATGCTGCTCGGCACTGAGGGCGGCAAAGGCGGTGGTGGCGGTGGAGTTGGCGGCACGAAATGGAGCAGCCTGCCTTCCTTTCGAGGCAATGCAAGCACTATGGATGACTTGCGGAAACTCACCAAAGACACTTCGCATCTCAAAGGTGGCGCAAAAGCAGCGGCAGACGAAGCCAAAACTAGAGCGGCGAAACGCACTGGTGTGCGGGCTGCTGGCGCTACCGCAGCGGCTGAAGGTGCCAAAACCGCTTTGAGCAGCAGCGAAGCAAAGAGCAAGCCGCAGCAGGATACGGAAGAAGAGAATTTCCAAGAAGTGCAGCGCATCTTACGTAAAGTTGACGAAGACATTGAAGCTGAGAAGTACGCGAAGCCCGACAAATACAAAAGCGGCGGCAAGACAGCGTCCAGCCGTGCCGATGGCTGCTGCCAACGTGGTAAGACTCGCGGCAAAATGGTATGAAAGACCCGCAGCAATCGCTCAAGGACTGGGGTGCGCAGAAGTGGCGCACCAAGTCTGGCAAACCGTCAAGCAAGACGGGGGAGCGATATTTGCCTGAGAACGCCATTAAGGCGCTCAGCTCTGCCGAGTATGCAGCCACGACCCGTGCCAAGCGGGCGGGCAAAAAGGCTGGAAAACAATTTGTAAAGCAGCCACCCAAAGTGGCGGCTAAGACGGCAAGGTACAGGTAATGGCAAACACCTCTGGCGCTACATCCTTTAACCTCGATCTGGTTGAGCTGGTCGAAGAGGCATATGAGCGGGCTGGCTCAGAGATGCGCACGGGCTACGACCTACGTACTGCTCGTCGTTCGCTCAACATCATGTTTGCCGACTGGGCCAATCGTGGTATCAACCTATGGACGATTGAGCAGGGGATCATCCCGCTTGTTCAGGGGCAGAACACGTACGCACTGCCGGACGATACGGTGGACTTGCTAGAGCATGTTATTCGCACGGGCGGGAACGTAGCCTCGACTCAAGCAGACCTGACCATCACGCGGATTAGCGTTTCTACTTACGCCACGATCCCCAACAAGATTCAGCAGGCTCGCCCTATCCAAGTATGGGTACAGCGGTACAACGGTCAGAATTCTCCTACAGGTCTTTCGATTAACCAAGTTGGGGGCATCAGCTCGACAGCTACCCAGATCACGCTCAACTCGGTCATTGGCCTGCCCGCCACTGGGTTTGTCAAGATTGACAACGAGATCATCAACTACGGGTACATTCAGGGTAACACCTTGTACAACTGCTTCCGTGGGCAGCAGGATACAGTTGCTGCACTGCACAATAACGGCGCTGCTGTGTATTGGGCGCAGGTGCCCGCTGTCACGGTTTGGCCCACCCCCGATGGTGCGCAGACTTATCAGTTTGTGTACTGGAGATTGCGCCGTACCCAAGACGCTGGGGGTGGTGTCAATGTAATGGATGTCCCGTTCCGCTTCATCCCGTGCATGGCTGCTGGCCTGTCGTACTACTTGGGGTTGAAAGTGCCGGGCGCAGAAGCTCGCTTGGACATTCTGAAGCAACAGTACGATGAGGCTTGGCAGCTTGCGGCGGATGAAGACCGTGATAAGGCTGCGATCCGCTTTGTGCCCCGTCAACAATTCATTGGGTCTACCATCTAATGGGCAATAGGTTCGCTTCTGGTAAGAATGCGATTGCCCAGTGTGATCGCTGTGATCAGCGCTTCAAGCTTAAAGTGCTTAGGCGTGAGGTCATCAAGACCAAGAACTACGATCTTTTGGTGTGTCCAGAGTGTTGGGATCCAGATCATCCCCAGCTTCAGTTGGGTATGTATCCTGTGGATGATCCACAAGGTCTTCGCAACCCACGCCCAGACCGGAGCTATGTGACATCGGGTACTTCTGGCTTGCAGGTTGTTGAGACGAGTAGTCCTGACCCACTGGCTCAGGGTACGCTCGAAATGGGTAGTAGGATTATTCAGTGGGGCTGGAATCCTGTTGGTGGCTCGCAGTCGTTTGACGCCGGGCTGACCCCAAACTATTTGGTTTTAACCGTGAATCTTGGTACAGTAACAGTCGCAACGACGTAAGGAGTCGATCATGAATGCAAAGAAAGCCGTTCACGCGCATGAGAAACACATGCACCCCGGCAAGCCAATGACTAAGCTACGTGCTGGTGGCAAGACCAACAGTGACATGCTGAAGATGGGTCGCAACTTGGCCAAGGTAGCCAACCAGAAGTCGCCCGGTCGCAAACAAAAAGGGGTCTGACATGAACACCGATGAGTTCAAGTACTTTCCAGCGGAAACCAAAGACCCGATTGGTAAGTACATTCAGCCCAAGGCGTATCCGTCTGTTGTGGTAGGCGAAGAGTCTGCCAAGGAGACTATGCGTAAGGCTAATGTATCTGTGGCCAACACTCGCAGCCAAGATTACGAGCCGACCAAAACCAGCGGCATTCAAATCCGTGGAGGCGGTGCGGCAACGAAGGGTAAGACGTTTAGAGGTCCGACGGCATGAACTACGCTGCGCTGTCTGCTGCGATTCAGGATTACACCCAGAACTACGAACCCGAGTTCGTAGTGAATATTCCTGTTTTTGTTAGGCAAGCGGAACAGCGCATCTACAACTCCGTTCAGTTTCCGTCATTGCGAAAGAACGTTACGGGTACTACGTCTTTGGGCAACAAATACCTAAGCTGCCCAACTGACTTTTTGTCCGTGTATTCAATGGCTGTGATTGATGCATCGGGTGCGTATGAGTACTTGCTCAACAAGGATGTGAACTTCATCCGGCAAGCATATCCGCAACCCACAGATACAGCGATCCCCAAGTACTACGCCATCTTTGGGCCTACCGTAACAGGCACAATCATCACGGATGAGCTGTCGTTTATTCTCGGCCCTACGCCAGATGCGGCCTACAACGTAGAGCTGCACTACTATTACTATCCGGAGTCGATCACGGTTGCGGCCGATGGCCAGACGTGGTTGGGCGACAACTTTGATTCAGTGCTGCTTTACGGTTCGTTGATAGAAGCGTATACGTTCATGAAGGGCGAAGCCGATATGATGGCTTTGTACGATAACAAGTACAAAGAGGCGCTGATGCTGGCTAAACGTCTTGGTGATGGCCTTGAGCGTAGCGATGCATACCGCAGTGGGCAAGCGCGTGTCGCGCCCCTGCCGCAGAATAACGGGGTTCAGTGATGGCCTTTACGGGCAACTACTCTTGTAACACGTTACGGTCTGGCCTCGCAAACGGCACGATCAACTTTGCCACGGATACGTTTCGTCTGGCGCTGTACACCAACGCAGCTACGCTAAACGAAACCACAACTGAGTACACACCGCTTGGGGAAACCACAGGTGGTAGCTATGCTCCCAATGGTCAAGTTGTTACAGCTACTGTGTCTAGCGCAACAACGGCTGACGGCAGTGTGGTGTACGTAAACTTTTCTTCTCCGTCGTGGGTAGGGACCATCACTGCTCGCGGTGCTCTGATCTACAAACCCGGCAGTAACGGTGCTGTATGCGTGCTGGACTTTGGTTCAGACAAAACCTCGACCGTGTCTTTCACCGTTCAGATGCCTGCCAACACCAGCACATCTGCTCTTATCCGAATTGTCTAAGGAGTTACCATGTCTTCTGAAATTTCTAAAGCCGCAGATGTTTTTAAGACCGGCCTTATTGCGGGGGCAGCGTCGGGAGAAGCTGTTGAAGCTGTCGGCCAATTTATCATGGAGTGCTACGACAAAGACGGCGCACTCAAGTGGTCCGCGCAATCTAAAAACCTTGTTGTCAACGTAGGTCGGCAGTACATGGCCAACGCCGCTCTTACGGGCGGTGCGGTGTCAGTCTTTTGGTACATCGGTTTGTATGGGGCGGGTTCGTCCAATACCCCCGCTCTTACTGACACAATGGTTTCGCACATCGGCTGGACAGAAATTACGCCTTACAGCAACGTGTCCCGTCCAACAGCCTCGTTCTCGTCTGCCACATCGGCAAACCCCTCCGTTGTTACCAACGCAGCGACTCCGGCTTCGTTCGCTATCAACGCTAGCGCCACTGTGGGCGGCGCATTTTTGGTAAACAACGACACAAAAGGCGCATCGTCTGGTACGTTGTTTTCGGCGGCAGACTTCAGCACTGGGGACCGCAGTGTTGTCAGTGGCGACACGCTCAACGTAACATACCAATTTCAGCTCTCTGCATGATGCGGGGTCGGTATGGTCAAAGTTGAGTTTCAGTTTGATACGCCCTACGGCAAGTTCCTTGACGCCATCTACTTGCCAGACGATCACACGCTCACGGACGCTGACATCCAAGCAATGCAGGAGCAGCGCAGGGACAATTGGATTTCCATCGTCGCCCCACCTGCTATTGAAACTCCACAGGAGTAGCAATGGCAGATCGTTACTGGGTGGGCGGGACTGATACGTGGGACACCTCGGCAGGCACTAGGTGGTCAACCACTTCTGGCGGGCCGGGCGGCGCTTCAGCCCCAACTATTGCAGACGATGTATATCTCACTGCGGCGTCTGGTGTCGTCACCATCACGATGGCGGCAACCGCTGCTTTTAGGGGGCTCATCTGCACCGGCTTTACGGGAACGCTTGTTACTTCTGCTACTCGTTCTGTTTACGGGGATTTAATACTTAGTACGGGCATGACGCTCAACCAAACTTCAGGGGCTTGGGTTTTTTTAGGTACGGTTCCGCAAACATTTACATCAAACGGTAAAACAGTTAACATTGTGCAGATTGGAAATAACAGCGTTGCTGTAGATGTAACACTCGGTGCGGCATTAAATTTAAACAGTTCATTTTCTGTTCAAAGAGGTACTTTTAATACAGGTAACTTTAATTTTACAGGCCCGTCGTTTTCGGCAAGTAACCCCTTATCTGCAAAAACGCTTAATTTTGGATCATCAACCGTCACCATAACAAATAATGTGACTGGTTTTAATTTGGGCTTTACCAATACAAC